GAGCCAGAAAAACAAACAGAATCAGAAGAAGAAGAAGAAAAAGAGTTGGAAGAATCATTGGAAGAAGAGTTAGAGGAAGAAACAAAAGAAGTCAAGGAGGAACTACCTAGGGTAGAGACCCCCATCAACGAAGATGACACAACAATAGTATCACCAGTAATGTAATGGAATTTTTTACTTATATATTCGAAAACTATCAAGATAACTTACTAGGTATGACATTTGCCTACATTGGTATAATATCAATAGTAGTGATGTTCTTACCTAAGAACAACATATTCTCTAAAATATTTAGGGAGTGTGCATCCATCATAACATCTTTATTCAAGAAATGAGCCACGAGTACCAATTATTCCCAACAGAAGAAGAGGAGTTTCCTTTAATTCAGTTAGAGCCCGTAAGACCAGAAACCACAAGCTATGGATTTTTTCTTATCCCGGACGAGCCCAGTTACCTAAGGCAAGAGTTTGACGGCTTAATGTTCGAGGGCGTGCAGTACACTTGGGATGAGTTCGATTTTAGACTAGGGGTTGAGTACAAGGGAACAGTCCCGGAACCAGCAGATGCTGGATTGTTCACAGCTCTTATAATGGCAGCCTTTGTAGCATTCTGCTACTTTAAAAACAAACAAGGAGAAAAATAACTATGGAATACGGAAAAGGAAGTTGCGGCGAAAGAGTAGGCGGTAAAGGTAAAGGCAAAGGGAAAATGAAATAATGCCCGGCAATAAATACAGTCCAAAACAAAAAGCACTGGCTAAGATAGCAGTACCATTTGATAAAATAACAGCCGCTGATCTAGAAAAGATTAGAGGAAAATCAAACAAGAAGAATACCTAATGGCTAAAATATGCAAAAAAGGTATAGCTTGGGCTCGTCGTACTTTCGACAAGTATCCTAGTGCCTATGCAAATATGGCAGCTAGTAAGTATTGCAAGGACCCGAACTACGCAAAGGGTTCTAAACGGAAAAGCAAAAAATAATTATTATGGCTAAAGGAGTAAAACACTATTTCCGAGATGGATCAAAACACACTGGTGGTATGCACAAAATGCCCAACGGTAGTGTCCATTCCGGCAAAACACACACTAAATCGTCTAGGAAACTATATCACCTAAGCGACTTATCTAAAACAGCTAAGGCTAAAGCTAAGGCTTAATAAGTAATGGGTGAGCTTGCAAACTGGAGAAAACAAAACTGGGTTCGCATCGGCATTGATGGGTCGATTAAAGGACCTTGCGGAACTTCAAAGAACAAGAAGAACCCGGATCGGTGCCTTCCAATGGCTAAGGCCAAGAGTCTTACAAAGTCCGAAAGGGCTGCAACAGCTAGAAAGAAAAAAGCTGGAGGATCACAAGGCAAACAATTCGTATCCAACACACCCAAAGCAAAAGTAAGAAAAGCATAATGGCAGACAAAGACAAAATGAAATGCAACGTACCCCGTCGCGAAGTTCAAGGCGGTAAGAAGTTTGTTGTAAAAGCTTGCCAAGATGGTAAAGAAAAGATTGTTCGTTTCGGAGATGCGAATATGACAATCAAGAAGAATCGTCCAGCTCGTAAAAGAAGCTACTGTGCACGTAGTGCTGGTATCAAGGGCGGTAAGGGAAAACTTTCAGCTAACTATTGGTCAAGGAGAGCTTGGGACTGTTAAATGGCTAGGTATGATACGTACTCATCCGGTGACGATAGAATCATCGAGGACTTGGACAGTGGATACATTGGGTTCAATAATCGCCTACGTCCGGACCAGCTTGTTAAGGGTATCCTAGCGGATAGTCAGAATGGTAGACTTGCCGTAAATGGTGAGTGGCAGACTAGGAAAGGTATAAGCAACTTCAAGGCTCCGTTGGCAACTGGAAGTGCTGCACTAACATTAGATTTTTACTTGATGGATGCTAACATTACTACAAACTCCGTAGCAGTTACAAGTAATGAATTAATTTTAAATTTTTCTTCAGCTCACGGATTAGGAACTTCCGGAAGTGGTCAAGTCCAATTGGACACAAGTTCCCTAACTGTTAGCCCAGCTACTGCGTCCGGTTTGTACACAGCAACTGTAGTAGACGCGGACACTATAAAATTAACGGATAAAACTTACAGCTCTGCTAGTGGTAGTGTAGTTGTAACTAAACCATCATTAGCTGATACAGCCGTCAATGAAGTCTATGGTTCTTGTATATTCTCGGATCCTAACGCTAACTCAGAGAGTTATATACTCCTAGCCGCAAACAGTAAAGTAGTAGCCGTAAAGGTATCGGACCCTAGTACTACATATGATTTAGCATATCCCGGAACTGAAACTGTATCTACTCAAATAGATATGGTACAAGCATTTAATAAAGTATTTATATTTAGAGATGGGGACACAGCAATGAGCGTAGACCTAGCTACTAATAATATTACTGGATCCCCGGCATTTGCACTTGTCGAAAAGGGAGCTTTTACTTATCCATCAGCTCAGTTAACAACAGCCTTTGAAATAACAAAGGGCGAAGCAAAAGGAACTAAAGCAAGCCACGGATATCTTAGTGGTGACGCTATCCGAGTATCAATCGTAGGAGATAGTGGTTTAACTCTAAATGATACATTTACAGTTTCAAGAGTTGACGGTAATGATTTTTTCTTTTTCGTAGATAACGCCCCAGACCTTGGTTCAATTACTTCCAATGAGCCTACGTTTATAAAAGAACTTCCTTTAGAGTTAGGATTTGTACATATGCCAGCTCCGAAGTACGGTGTTTATCATCAGCGTAGGCTAGCGGTTCCGTTTAGATATGCTTTGTCTGGTACAGAAACAATTACGGACCGAAAAATATTTGATGAAATAATTTTATCCGACATAGATGATTCGGACACTTACCAACACCTAGAAGGGCAGTTTAGATTTAATGCCGGTAAAGCGGACTTTAATGTAGGTATGCACTCATTCTCGGACGATAAGCTGATTGTGTTCAATAGAAACAGTATACACATTGTTATTGGTTCCGAAGATTTATCGACCTCTAAAAGTCAATTACTTACTGACGAGGTTGGATTAGTAGCTAGACGCTCTGTTATTCAAGTGGGTAATCAAGTGCTTTTCCTATCAGACAACGGTGTGTACGGAGCTAACTTTATTGACTTGTACAATCTTCGCGGAAATGAAGTGCCACTATCTGAAGCTATTCAAAAGACTATTGACCGCATAAACAAGGACGCGGCTGAGAACGCAGTAGGTATTTATTTCGACAATCGTTATTACTTAGCTGTACCTTTAGATGGTTCATCTACAAACAATGCTGTTATTATATACAACTTTTTAAATAAAAGTTGGGAATCTGTAGATAAGGTAAACAGCTCTGGTTTTGAGTTTACCAACTTGTTAGTAGCTGGTAGTGGAAGTAAACGCGGTGTTTACGTAACTAACACAGATGGTGGTATACACAAGCTGGAGACAGAGGCTGATGGTATTGACAGAGTTATTACAGCAATCGGCGGAAGTGCCGGAACTGATAGAGTAGAAGGTTCTGCTACAACAAGAATGTTTACACTAAACTCTATAGATAGAAAAAAATGGAATAATTTTGAGCTTCAGTTGCAGTCCAGTGCTGATAACGTGTCCGATATGAACATATCTGGTATAACGGAAAATGTTGACTCCGAGCCAGCCTTGGACTTGAAGACAGCTAGTTTTTATCTAGGTTCTAACATACCGGCGGACGAAGATGTTTCTATAAGGGGGCGTATAGGAAATAAAAGAGCTTACGGATTTCAGATGGTTTTAACTAACACATTGGGTAGACCAAGTGTCCGAGCCGTCAAGGTAGCCGGAGCTGAGACATTCAGATCGACAAGTAGTGTACAATAGTAATAAATAGATTTATAATATATTATGGCAATTTTAAGTAAAGGGCACACTTTTGGAGCAACTGACCAAGTTACTTCCACAAAGTTAAACAATCTAGTAGATGGTGCGGATTTTACCGATACAAGCGGAAATGCCGTTAACTCAGCTTCGACTACCGGAACTTGCGTAAGTGGTGGTGGACTAGAGGTCACATCCGGAGGTCAACTACAAGTCAAGGATGATGATTTAGATTTTGCGAAGCTGTCCGACGATGCTGCACTTACTAGCGGTAGGTTTGGTATAATGAATAA